CAGTAATCGCTTTAGACCCGTTATGTGGTGCGCCATTACCAGTAATAGTTACTGTTTGACCTACATAAAAAACATCTTTTATGGATTCATTAAAATATAGTGTGCCCTCTGTTGTTGTGTTGCTGTGCGCCACATTAAATGTGTAGTTGTTCCATAGCATAGGAAGCAGGACTGCATCAGATGCATCACATACTTCTTGAAGAACGGCATCAGTATACAAAGTACCGACTCCGAGAGTGCTGCGGAGTTCTGAAACTGTTGTAAGTGCCATTCCTTTTCCTTTCTCAAGACTCTGGGGATCAGAGGGCTACTGATCCCCAGAGCGACTTAGAGTGTTGCTAGTTTTTAGACATTAAACTTGCGAATTGCAAGTGGATTTTTGATTGCAATTGCGAGATAACCATAAACCGCAATTTCCACCTGACCTGAACCAAGTACCTGAACTTGAAGTCGAGTAGTTGGTGATTCGTAAGTTGTGTATGACTCTGGTGAAACAATGTATGAGGAGTTATCGATAAGACCAGATACTCCGATATTTGGATCAACAAATAAATTCAATCCAAGAATTGAGCCAGTTAGAGCTGTAGGAGTTACTGCACCTGAAGCATTTGCTGGTTGAGCAGCTGTGTAAAGAGCACGACCTGTTGAATCAGCAAATCCCATGAGTGCTGCCCATGTGTCTGTTGATGCAATCATGTTCTTAGCAAACTGACCAGTGCCCTTGTATGCAGCAGCAGTTTCTGTTGCTACGAATGATTGGTATCCAGCTTTATCAGCTGTTACTGCTGTTCCTACTGTACCGCCTGCAAGAAGTGCTGCAATTACTGCTGCATCTGTTGCGTTAGCATATGCATTTGAAAGATTACGAATCATTTCGTCATAGAACAAAGGAGCTGATCTGTCAAGGAGCTCCCAGCTCACAAATTGGCGGCCTGCGAACTTGTTAATATCCACTGTAAGATAGTCAGAAGTCATCCCGACTGCTGTAACAGCAGCACCTTCATTTACATCTGCAACTGAGCCATTGCCAGTTACACGAGGAATTGTAAAGCTAAGTCCTGAAGCAGGAAGTGCTCCACGAGAACCTGCTTCAATTGCAGCTCGTGATGTAACCTGATTAGTAATAAATTCGTTCATGTGCAAAGGCAAAGTTAAACCTGTGTTTGTAGTTGTTGAATCGTCAGCTGCGCGAACAATGCGTAGTGATTCTTCTGAACCTGTTGCTGCCTTGATTGTGTGCTCCAAGTATTGACCTGAAGTAATTGGTGCAATGCGCTCGCGCACATTTGTCACAGTCACAGTTGGTCGAGCAGCTTCAACCGCTGCTGCCTCTACTGGTGCTGCAACTGTCTCTGGAGTATTCTCCACAGCTGTCTCGCTTTCTGTTGGTTGGGTTTCTTCGACTACTACTTCTGGAGTTTCTTCCTCAGAAGCGGCAATATCAGTAACTTGAGCAGACTTAAATGCTGGCTCTGTTACTAAACTTACTTCCATAAGACGGGCAGCAGTTACATGCATAACCCCACTCTTACGACTTGACTTGAGAACTTCGACACCGACTGAAAGGCCAGATGTCAACCCTTCACTTGCAGTAATAAGTGCATCGTTACCGCGTGTAGATGCAGAAATCTTAAAAGATGCATAGATGCCTTCGCCTTCTACATCGTTAAAGAATTGTGCTTTGCCTAAAGGCTCTTTTGTGTTGTGCTGGTTAAGCAACTTAATACTCTTTGGGTCTTCTGGAAGTTGGATGCTTCCCTTTTCAAATACAACTGCGCCTGCTGAGGTTGAGCCGACTTCGCCCGTTCCCATTGGCACAATTTTGCCAGAGATAATTCTCTTAGCAGTATCAGCAGTTAAATCCGCTGAGAATGTGAGGATGTTTTCCATTAGCTCATGCCTTCGCTTCCATTAGGTGTTAGGTCTGTCATTTCCATCGCTTGCTCTACAGTAATAAGCCCAAGAGCGAGTAACTTTTCAATTACTAGCAATTCATCCATTGGATTAGCTCGCAAGAATGATGCGTCCAAATCAAATCGAACTTCGTTGCCATTTGCAGTTATGTCATTCATCGATAAACGATCTTCAATTGCACAAATAAAAGGTTGCAAAGTTAATGAGACAAACTGCTTACGAGAATCTAACAAGTTGCTGTATGTCATGGAATTGTTCGCGTCAGCAGATAAATAAAATGCATCGACATTGCAAAGACGCGCAATTTGTGTTGCATAATCTTGTTTTGCTTCGTTGTACATCATATCTTTAGGTGAGAAAGATGTAGCGTTGTACGATAAAGTAGAAGTCAAATAAGCAGTCGCACGATTTGCTCTTGCAGTTTTCCAAGCTGCTAATAATCCTTGAACTTCTTTAGGATCAAGGTCAGCACCAGAATTGGAGATATAACCCGAAGGCATTGGAGTTGCTGCTGCGATTGCACTGGCAGTTTCTAAATCTAAAGCTGCGCGTAATACTTGACCACCAGTAGTTAAGATTCCATCGCTTAATGCTTGAAATGTAACCATATCTTCGTTAGATACTTCTTTGCGATCTACATAATAAGATTCAACAGTTAAAGCATCCGCAGAATACTTAGGAGTTACACGATAGTTAGGCAACCATTCAAACGAAGCAGGTCTGCCATCTTCCTGATATCTAGATTTTACCAACCAGTAACTTACCCCATAAAATAACAATGATTCACATGTATATGAAATCGTAACTGAACGCGGTTGATTAAAACAAGGTTGATCCATCCAGACTGGCTTGCCTAATTCTTCTCCAGTTGATTTACGATACAACTCTAAAGGCATTGAAGCTACTGTGTTGCAAATAAGATTTCTAGCGCGGACAAGGCTAGGTATTCCAAGTGCCATGTTACGATCAATGTTGGCAAAGCCAGAGAACATGTATGGATCGCCAAGATTTTGTGGGGCATATTGCGCTACGACAGTCGGCTTAGTTTGCGTTGGTACTGCTCGCGTAAATATACCCATAGTCAGAAAGTATAGCATTTGTCAAGTAATTAGACAATATGCTATGGCGTGTCTAAGTTACAATTTGAGGTTTAGGTGCAGGAAGCATTAACTTGCTAACCACCATTGCCAAGCCAATCGGAGCCGAGATGTCTCCCGCTGACTTGCGTTTGATAATTCTCCAAGCCGAATCATTGACTTTAGCTGCACAGTTATTCATCTGTTGAATCAATTCTGCCTGACCATTATGAACTACCTTTGCAGTCACCAATCCAGTCAGTAAATCGCCACATGCCTGATAGAACTGCTGGCCTGAAACATCTTCAGTCATTACTCCAGCTTGCTTTAATCTATCGGCTATGGATTGAGTGGCATATTTGTCGTAGCACACCAATCGCGGTCTGTAAAGGTCACACCAGCCTTTAATGGCAACTGCAATCTTTAGATCATCAACTGCGACCTGAGAACTCCAAGTCTCCATGATTCCAATACCGATTCGCCCGTCTGGAAGTATTTGGCCTGCAACAAGTGAGCAATTTCGTCTCGATGGACTTACATCAAATGCAAAAACTGTATAAGCCCCCACTGCAATCTCCAGAGTGCTATCACTGGTCTCCTCAAGAACTCCATGTGGCCATGGACTTTGAAGCGAATCAATCCATTGGCACAAAGTCTCAGTGCGAGTGGTCTCAATAGGAGCAGTTGCTATAGCTTCCTCGATTGATTCTTTGGTGACTGTATAACCAAGTGCAGGATTACTAGGGACTACAGCTTCACGCCAGAATAAATCACTGGATATGTCTATCTTGCAATACTGTGGAGCTGAATACTCATAGTAGCCAAAGGTCTCGGGAGGATAATCTTTAGCGCGTTCGACAAGGGAATTGAGGACACTACTGAAATGATCTCCAGCATTGCTGGTTAAGAATGTCTGAGCATTAGCTCTAGCGCGAGTCGTTGGGATTGCAGCTTTATAGCCGTCCTCGGAAATTTCGCGCACTTCATCGATCCATAAGAAGTCAGCAGTGCGACCACGGGCTGAGTCTCTGGTATCTGATACTAAGTCAAGAGTTGCACCATTGAGTAGCTCTATTCGCTCGCCACCGTTGGCATATCGGACTGCTTTAGTCAATGCCTTTAACTCTGGGGTTGATTCTATGATCCATGCGATTTCTCGAAAGGTCATAAGGGCAGTTGCTCGGTTTGAGGACATAATGATGTGCTTCTTTTCGCCACCATAGAACATGCCCCAGATAACACGCACTCTACCTAAGTGAGACTTGCCATTCTGTCTTGAAATGAGCAACAAGGCAGTCTTGACTCGATATTGCTGTTTCTTATCAACCATCATCATTTGTTTGAGGATGAACTCCTGATAAGGCATGAGCTTGTCCATCTTTAGACGCTCAACCATCTCTAGGACTTCACCGGCTCTGGACTTGCCCTTGAGAAGTGGTGAATGAACCCTCGGTTGCGTTGCCCCTCGGAGCGGTGATTTAGCTTTGGCTTTAGTTGTCATTGACTCGGACTGGGTCGGGACTTAAAGGGACTGTCCAGCATCGGCTCGGACTGCATCAGGGAGATACGGGAAGAAAAGACAGGG